GCGCCTTTAAGAACGCCGTCGGCATGGAGATCGAGAACCATATCAAGGCCGACCCCTACGAGTCCAACAAGCAGATCCAGCTTGAGGTCCAGTACCTCGCCAATCCCACACCGGAGAACATGGCGGCGCGCGTCCAGGCGTTCGATGCCATTCTGCAATCGAGGGACGAAACAGGAAAAAGCCTCCTCAACCGCATCGTTACCAAGCTGGTGCGGAAGTATGGTTCCGAGGTCCAGACGGCGGCGCAGAGCCAGCAAACAGGCAAGGCACCGACCGCCAGTACCGAGCCAAAAGCAGGCCCGGCGGTGCAACCAAAGCAGATGAATGCTGACGAAGCATGGTCCACCGCAACGAATCAACTTGCCAAAGAGGTAAAAGACTGGCATTCTCTTAGTGATAGCGAACGCCTGAGTCAGGTATTTGCGCGGCAACGCGAGATTCTGACGGCGAAACGCTGACAAGAAAACCCAAAGAGGGGGCTTAGTAGCGAAATGCGAAAGGCCCCAAGAGTTTAGCAGCACCCGAGAGCACGGCCAAAGTACCGGCGAGCAGACTCCCATCGGCGTAACACGCTGTCGCCGACAGCGCAGGAGAGAAAGCTCACCAGGGAAAGGCTAGAAGCCCTCATAGCCCACCAGCCGCCCTCGGCATTGGCCGCAGGCGCACCCCTCACTCCTAACCAAGCATCGCCGCGAGTACGCCTCTGTGCGTCCGCGAAGGAGTGTATACCATGGCAGCTCCCAACTTCACCACAGCATCGGCTGATTCCGTCATCATGCTGCAAACCTATACGCCGCCCAAGGAAGTCATTGAGAATATGGAGTCCGAACTGGACCGCCGGTTCTCGACCATGGGCCCGCAGACCATCACCAGCCTCCAAGAGTTCCGCGTCATGCTCCAGTACGAGTACGGTGGCAGCTTCGGCGCAGGTTCGACCGACGGCGGCAACTACCCCACCGGCACCGGCGGAGCGTACAACGAGGGCATCATGACCCCCGTCGAGATCCTTCTGGCCATCACCTGCACCGACCTCCAGAAGCGCATCGGCTCCAGCGGCAAGACGGTAATCGCCGTCAACCCCGTGGACAAACTCGTTGCCGACGCTCACACCAAGATGCCCAAGAAGCGCAATCAGTCGCTCCAGGGCTTCAACACCGGCCAGATTGCCACCGTGTCGGCGACCTATGCCGGCGGCGGCGCCAATCCCATCGCTCTCGCCACAACCCCGTTCGGTTCCCGCCTGATTGACATTCAGGACACCGTACAGTTCATGTCTGGAGACGGCAACTTCACCCTGCGCGGTTCGGCTGTTGTGGTCGACGCTCCCAAGAACGGTATTGGCACCGGCAACCAGATCACCGTGGATAACGTTCCGGCGGGCGTGGTCGCTGGCGATTATGTCATGGTCAACAACGTGGCGTCCCTCTCTCCACTGTTCTTCAACGGAATCCAGTACATCGTCAGTCCCAACACGACCGGCGAGTATCTGGGCATGGACCGCAGCCTGTCTTATGTGCAGTCTCCGGCCTACAACGCCAATTCCCTGCTCACTCTCGGCATCGTCGAGACCTTCCTCACCAGGATGCAGCAGGCTCTGGGCAACACCACGTACAACCGCGACCGCCCAAAGAACTTCTGGTACGGGCACAACGCGCAGCGGGCGTCGTGGAACCAGTTGGGCTTTGCTATCCAACAGGTGACCATGCCGACAGGCAAGGCCCCCAAGTTCGATGGCGTTCCCGACACGTTCACCATGGAGATGATTGCCGGCGTCGAGTGGCTTCTGGACACCGTGGCCGCAGTTGACAAGCTCTACTTCATGGACCGCGCCAGCATGATCCGGTGCCGTTTCAACGATGCTCCCCAGTTCGTGCCGGGGCAGATCGAGGGCATCTGGTTCCAGCGGCCGTCCGGCAGCAACACGTCCAGCTTCAAGGATGCGTGGCTGTACGATGCGGTCAACTATGCTTCGAGGAACAACTGGACTAGCGGAGTTATATATGGCTTGACCATCCAGTCCAGCTTCTCCAACTAACCCATGAACAATCCATTGCAGGATACCCCAGCGGAAGTAACGGACAAGCTACTCCGCTGGGGCGGCAAGAACGAGCACGGCGACCCCAACTGGCGCATCATCCTGGCGGAGAATCATCTCGTCCAGCGCGCCGGCATGTGGACGGAGTTCGCCGACGAGACCGAACAGGTCCAGTTTGAGACCGTGGGAAAAGATGTCCGGTACACCACCAGGCAGATCGCCCCCGACGCTATCAGGATCGGCATGTTCTGGGTTCCACTCTACCCCTGCCAAGGCTGGATTCTCGAACGCTGGTTTCCTGCATCGGCCTACGGCTCCCGGCAACAGTGGGAGTCTGCGCTGTCTCAGGACGGCGTAACCCCCATGATGGGACCATTCCCCGAGAAGGGCGGATACTTCATGCCGTCCGGCGGTGGACCCTGGCCGCAGATTCCATTGCTTGAGGACGTAAGAGCGTCAATCGCGGCATGGGAGAACGCTCCGCACCTTCATGGAACGATCGATGAGGCTGCGATAGCCCGCGCGATGCAGCGGGATATCGAGGAGGCGGACGCCAAAGAGGAGGCCCAGTACGAGGCTTTCTTGAAGGAAGTCACCTACCAGCGATTGAGCCATCTCGAATCGATCAAAGGGAATCCGGCACTCAGCGGGTTCCGCAACCGTCTCGTCAACGCTCAAGGGTTGATGAGTCATACCTAACCTCGCGGGACAAGTTCTCGGAGCGCAACAGAAGGAGCGTACCACCATGGCAACCTCAGTAATCACCCCTCCCATCATCGGCGCCGACTACGCTCTTGCCGGCGGCGGCAAACCAGACTTCGCGCATCTTGGCCAAGCAGCCCAGGAGCGTCTACGGCTACGTGAACGCAAGATCACCGAATTGGAACTGCGCGGCGAGATCAAGCCTGCGACCATCCTCAATCGTTCACCGTTCCCGCTCAAGGTAGAGACTGGCCTCTGGGATTACCAGTGCCCGGCCCGGCCATTTGACAAGCCGTTCTCCTCGCTGACCGTCACCGGCACCCGAAGCCTTCCCATCTACCGCGGCAACCAGGAGATGTCCGACAAGAGCCTCCGCGCCCGCTACGATATGAAGATACTTCTTCCCGTCGAGCAGCTCATGGAGTTCAAACATTGGTACGTGGGCGAGACCGACGAAGACCGGCTAGTGAAATCGGGCGGCGTGGTGGTCTTTGAGGGCACCATGGACGGTCTCAAGCCGGCCGACACGGTGCGCGTTCCTGAGTACGTCTTCCGCAAGGGAGAGCGGTACTTGCGGTTTGTCGATCGCACGCTCAAAGATATGCTGGCCGATGCCGATGAGCAGCTTTACAATCACTGTCACGCGGTTCTGATGGAAGCGAACCACGACGCCGACGACCCCCAGAAGCGCAAGAATATCCAGAAGTACCAGCACATCGTGGCAGACTTCATGCTTCACATGAAGCAAATCCAGAACGCCCCATCCTGGCGCAACGTCCAGTTCAAGGCTGAGGATTGCTGCCCGCGCTGCAATGCCCAGTATGTCTCGAAGACTGGCATGTGCAAGTGCAGTTACGTGGTGGACCCGCTGCTGGCGTTTATGAGCGGTGAAATCTCGGTTGACCATGTGAGGATGAACACGCTGACAGCCGAGCAGTGGAAGAAGGCCAAAGCCGAACAAGCACGGCGCGTAGAAGCGCAGAAGTAGGGTAGCAATGCAAACTCGGGGCGATTGTTTCTCTCAGGTTGGCGGGCTCGTCGGGGTCACTTATCCCGATGACGATTGGCTTACAGAGGAGTATCTCGCCCCGAAATGCAACACAGCTTATGAGCAGTCGATCATGTACCTTGAGCTTTCCTGCTCGCCGTACATCGAAAAGGTTGTGCTGATTCCATCGGTGAATGTGGGAGCCGACGAAAGCAACCTAACTCCATACGCCGGAGCCGATAGGACTTATCCCCTCAAGAACCTTGTGGAACCCCGCTTTGTGGACTTCCGTGTATCTGGGACCAATGGACCGTGGAAGCCCGTCAAGGAATGCACGATCCTGCCCGACACGCCTCAACAAGTGCAGGCCGGGACGTTTGACTTCCGTGTGCGGGGAGACTTCCGGCCGGCGGACCTCACAACCGATGACAGCGTTATTGAGGTTCACCCTCTCGCGGCGCATGCCCTGGCTTACTCCATCGGCGCGCTGATCGGCGCGGAGCGGCCCAACGATGCGTGGACGACCAATTATGGCACGATCGCCAAGGCTGCATGGGATGTCATCTCGGCCAAGCTCACCCAACAGATGCAGCGGCAGAGTTTCAGGCTTGGCTCTCCAAACCGCGGCAACGGAAGCGGGCGCGGATGGAATTACAACCTCCAATCCAACGTGGGATGGGAGTGGCGCAGTTTCGGTCTGTATGTGAAGTTGATCTAACCAATTCAAATAAGGAGAATCATCATGGCAGCAGTAGCCAAGATTTTGTATCAGAAGCGCGGCGTCAACTTCAAGACGACCGTTTTCGGAATCACCCTCTCCGTCAACTATCCCGGCGACCCTGGAGAGGTAGTGACTTTGACCTCCGCAGCGTCCAACCCCTCGGCCACAACCTGCACAGGTCCGAATGGAGCCGCTCCGCTGGGCGCCAAGGTGGGCGCGCAGCAACTTGGGGGATGGGCCGCGCAGTTGACGCCGACCGCGACGCCTGGCCAGTACGACCTATCCTTCTGGAATGGCACCACGGAACTGACCGCCGAAGCGTACCCCGCAGCCATCTCCGGCGGCCTGCTCACTGTCGAAGTTGACCACGACCTCCAGGGAGTCTAAGGCAGGTAAATGGCCAATTACGGCGGAGCGACCAAGGTAGAGTTCAGTCGCTGGCTTGGCCTCGTAGATGAGGATGACCCCACCAATCTGCCCATGGGCTGTGCTGCCCTGTCGCAGAATTGCCGGTTCAATCTTACCGAGGTCGAGACCAGATACGGGATTCAGACCGCAATCCAAGGAAAGAACCAGAGTCCAATCACGGGCCTCTTGGGGTGCGCCTTCACCCCGGAGACCGCGACTCAGGTTTACTTTCAGGCCATATTGCTCTACGACTATGCCGGCGCCTTCCAGATCGAGAATCCATCCGGAACAGGTCGTACCACGAGCATAACCGGGCCGCTGGTCACTCTCCCCGCCAACTCCCACATGATCGGCACCCAAGCCTATAACCGGGCTTGGATGGGATTCTCGAACCTCCTCACCCCCACAGCTTTCCCGGCAGCATACGACCTCTCGACCAAGCAACTCCTTCCTTACGGCATGAAGCCTGTGGGCTTCGGCTGGTACGCCGGCGCGCAGGTGCTGGTGGGGGAATGCTGCACCCCGTCGCAACTCCAGAGCGGGGTTACTGTGGCTGTCGGCAATGGCCATCTCTACATCTGCACCGTGGCCGGAACGACAGCGAACGTACAGCCAGTGTGGCCTCTCACTGAAGGCGGGACTGTTGTAGACGGCGGAGTGACGTGGAAAGAACAGACGCCGGTTATGGCGAACCGCATTGCTGCTCCGAATGCCCCGGCGCTGGCTCTGGCTGGCGGTGGAACGATCGCGGCCGGGCAGGATGTCTATGTCGCCATTACGCTCGTCAACGCCCAGGGAGAAAGCCTCCCAAGCCTCTCCAGCAAGATCACCACACTTGCCGGAGCTACAACCGTCAACGTCACGATTCCAGCTCTTGCGTCGATGGCCGGCTGGGTGCAGGGATTGCCGTCACAATACGTTCCCATCGCGGCAAATGTTTATGTCGCCATTGTCGCCACGGCAACGCCTGCGCCACAGCTATCCACCTATCAAGCCGCGAATGCTGCACCTGTCGCTCTCGGCGGAACTTATGGCGTCGCCGCGGCTGGTTCCTTCCAGGCTCCCCCGACCACCAATACAGCCCGTATCACGGGCGGCCAACTTCCCACTCCAGACATCGAGCCTGTCATCGCGCGCGCGGGCGGTGGCGGAGTATTTGCGGCCGGGTTGGATGTCTACATCCTCCAGACCTATGTGAACGCCATCGGCGAGACGCTCCCAGGTCCGGCTAATTCCGTCATCGACACACAGTTGGATGATTCGATCGTCATCACTACGCAGTTTCCGCAGGGTTATGCTGTCACCGGCATCAACCTTTATGAATGCGATGTGCCAACCGGGACCACCTTCGATGGCAGCACCTTTCCGCCTCCCGGTAACTTCGCTCTCATTGGCACATTCGGCACTGGCGCGACCGTCACGATTACAAATACCGTGGTCGGTCCTCCACCGCCAACCGTCAACACTACCGGGCCTGCTGGCAACATCGCGCAGGACACGGCCACGGGAGGCCCCAACGGCACCCAGGGCTATCGCTGGCTCTGCATCGCCTATGAGGATGACTTCGACACCATCTCTGGCTTTACGCAGGCTGCGACCTTCAGTTATATCGTGGATGAGAACGGCTGGGAGTTATCCCTCTTCAACCTTCCCACAGGGCCAAGTTACATCCAGAACGTGATTGCTGGCTTCTCCGTCGCCGATGGGTTGAGCGCTGGACCCTTCTTCTACATCCCGCAGTCAACCGTCTCGGACGCTATCCCCATGACGGCCACGGCCTTCCCGAATGGAACCTCGACAGCCACGGTCAACTTCACCGATGAGTTTCTCATTGGCTCCATCGATATCACTGACCGGCTGCGGGTGATCCAGCCCCAGCAATGCGTCGATATCTACTACTCCCCGACCGTTGACCGCATCTTTCAGACCGGCGTACCGGGCTTCTATTCGAGCCACTGGGTATCGCTGGCGGCAGATCCTGAAAGCTACTACGGCGACACCAGCATCATCACCGTGGGAACCGACGACGGCGAGCGCGCCTGGTGCGTGCGCGAGTTTCAAGGCGTTCTCTATTCCTTCCGTGAGCGGTCTGGTTTTGAAATCAATCCCTCGACGGCGGACCCAGCAACATGGGTAGTCACGAAACGCTGGACCAAGGTGGGACCGTGCGGGCCGCGCGCGGTCGATGTGTGCGGCCAGTTCATCATTTTCGTGCATTCGAGTGGTATCTATAAGTACGAAAGCTCCTACCCTGAATTGGTCTCAAAGGAACTGCCGCGCTGGTGGAACACGATCAACTGGGCAGCCCAGCAGACCATCTGGTGCGCGATTGATGCCGAGGAGCATGAAGTCAAAATGGGCTTCCCTGTCGGTAACAGCACCGTGCCGAATGTGGTTCTTACACTCAACTACGAGGAAGGCTGGAACAACCCACTTTTGTTCTCGCGCTACTCTGGCAAAGAAATAACCATCGAGCAGTGCCGCAAATACTCAGTGGATAGCATTGCTGGATTTGTCGGCGGCAGGGTTTACCGGACTATCACGGGCGAGCCCACCCCAGACGAGGGTCCAGTGGACACCACCGAAGAATACGCGCGCCAGTACATCTCGCAGTTCCTGATTGCCTCCTCTGGACCTGATGGAACGGTGCAGGCCATCTCGCCGGGCATCTATAACGACAATGGCGCCGGGATCGAC